TTTTCTAATTCTGATTTCTGCGTCTTTACTTGCTCCGCGCTCCCAAAGGAAATCTAATTTTACTGATTGAGGTTTTGACCCTTTAGGTCTAAAAAATAACAGTACTTTTCCTCTATGGTCTACAACTGACCAACCTTGACCAAGTTCTTTAATACCGCGTTGAAAGTATTCGGCCCAATCCCCAGACTTTCGCTTAAGTTTTGGCAAGTGTAATCTAGCTGTAATCTAGGGTAAGTATTGCCCACTATTAAACGATAGTCAATAGGAATATAGAGGCTAGTTATAGCTTGAAAAAGCAGTCATAGCAGGGGTTGAGGTGTTCGCTTTGGGAGCACTAGGTCGCAGGTTCGAATCCTGTCGCCCCGATTGGGTTTTCAAGGAATGGGTTTTTCACGTGTAATCTAGGCGTAATCTAGGGACATAGGAAAGACTGCTAAAACGGTAATTTGTTAACGTCTGGGGCTGATGGATTAGGTGCATTTTGCTCTAAAGGTTCAACTAAAAGGTTGTAATCAGGCTGAGTGTCCTTTTCCTTGAAAGTGTTTTTAAAGATTGTGTACTTTTTACCGTTGCTACTACCTGATAGATAGGTTTCACCATTTTTAGTTTCATTCTTCCAAAGGCCGGAAAGTTTGATTTGGTTTTCTCTAGGCATTGTGTTGAAGCTCCTTTTCGATTTGGATAATTAGTGGGTGTGTTGAAATCAGGTAATAAATACCTGATGACCAAGACCAACCATTTCTGTGAAACAATTTAAATGCGCTTTCATAAATAATTCGATCAAGCTTAGAAGTAACCCGAAAGCGATTTTTCCATTGTTCTACAGTGCAATAATCAGGTCGTTCATCTAGGTCAGAAAAACGATTTTTCCATATTCTTTCTAATTCTTTATCGCTTAAGGGCATTGATACTATTTAAAGGCAGATTAAATAATTTGGTTTTCTCTAGGCATTGTTTTTAAACTCCTTGTTGATTTCGGGGTGAGTGGCTATTAGGGCATTAGCCCCAGATGAAAAAGACCATCCATTTCGAGTGCAATATTTATAAAAGTCTTGATAATTGATAGGGGTTAATTTTGCACTGATGCGATGACGATTTTTCCAATCGTTTGTATTGACCTCTGGGGGGCGTTCATCTAATCCAGCGTAAGGATTCTTTTTTAATTGTTGGCGTTCTTGTTCAGTCATTTTCTATACGGCCTCAAGTAATCGTCGATAATGACCTTGTGCCTTTTTTCCTGAATATGTTCGCTAAATCGACCTGCGCCATTTATAGGGAAATTTTTACGACAATACGCTTCAAGATTTAAAAAAGTCTTTTGATCCTTTTCATTTTCTGATTCGGCTAATCTTGAAAGTCGATTGATCAACATTTCCCTTTCTTTCTTAGATAAAGCTTCGGGTATTTCATCAGAGTTTAACGGCTGTTCCTTCTTCTGCTTAGGCGTATCGCTTGCATCTAAATCGTTATTAACAGGGGGTGTTGTTTTTTGCCAATTCTTTTCTTTGTCATAAAGAGATAAACCGAATTGATCACCAAACTGCATTAAAGCGCGTTTACGTGCGTCTGATTCGGCTTCTTTAACGGCTGATTCGTGTTTGTCCCCTGTTGGTACTCTTTCACCTCTTCCATGCCCTGCGCCTATTCCCTCCTTAACAATTCCGTTAACGATTACCCTAACTTTTGCAATGTAGGTGACACAAAAGTTGTCAGCGTGTACCAAGTCCATCTTTAAAGTTTCTGACGACCAATCGTAATCAAAGATTCTGTTGGCTTCTCTTATTACGTGCCAACTTTCAATGTAGGCAAGTTTTAAGGACTTTCTCTTATCAGCCCAACGTTCAGAAACGTTTCTTTTATCAATCGGTTGATTTAATGCACTTATTTGTTTGTCTGTAAATGACATTAAGTAGGCCTCCTGATTACTTTTGCTGCTTGTTGCATCCCTTTATGCCATTCAGCAAAGGCCGCTTTCTTTTCTCCATCTAACTTATTGAAATCAATATCAGTTGAAAAGACATTCATATTATGAACAGCGTTTTCAATAAAAGTTGCAGTAATTTCTTGCAGTGTTTCCGCTTGCGCGTAAATTGCTTTATTACCTTGATCCATTGGTCAAATAAGAGAAATAGAAATATAGATAAGCTATTTTTAACTTATGCGAGCATATGGGTCAACCCTTAGTGATGCTTTCGTAAAGGTAAAAAAATACATACGTGAACATATCAAATAAGTTGAGGCCATTTCATCTTTGATCCTTTTGTCCAAACATCAACAATAGGGGGCATTTTTTTGCCAGTCCACTCAGCTAAGGCATCAGAGATAACACAACTTCTACTTTTACCGTTTTTAGTGAATTGATTAATTTCTTCTACTGTCCAATCAGATTGACCCGCGCAAACTGCTTGCAATCGTCGCTGTACTTTCTTATTTAAAATACTATCAATATGAGGTGTTAATGATTCCCACGCTTCTTTCTTAGACATCATTTCATCAGTAGCAAAACCTGAAAAAACGGAGCGGTCAAAATCAGAAATATTAACGCAGGTTTCTTGTGAGATTTTTATATTTTCAAGCTTATATTTTGGGTTTATATCGGCTTCCCCAGTAAAGAGAGCAAAAAATACATATCCATCAAGAATCGGTTCGTCGTCAGCATCGCAATATGGTTCGGCTTGTTTAAATTTGTCTTTTATTTCTTGCGTAAATTTGCCAACTTTAGAAACAGTTGGGGGGAATTTTTTAGTTGCAATAATTTTATTTAGATCACGTATTCTAAGAAATCCGGGTGACTTAAGTTCTAACTTTCCCTGTTCCAAATGACTACATTGGGAATTGAAAAATTTTATTTTAGCCGCTTCACAAAGTACATGTATATTTTGCTGTGAAAGATTCTGTTGCTCTCTCCAACGCCTGAACGATTCACCAAAGTCTGTTCTGCATTTATCCGGCTTAGAGGTCGGCACGCGTTCTATGGGTAAGTATCATTAGTACTATAACGGGGGTTGACCCCTGAACAAGAGTCTTAACACAAGTATAAGATGTTACAACGTATTAATTAACAGATGCCCTTCAATTCTTTGTTTTCCCTGCGTAGTCTTTCATTGTCCATCAATATCTCTGCCATCAATTCATAAGGATCAAGACAAGTGCGAACATCTTGCTTTAGTTCATTGAATCTTTTATCGGCCTCTGTGGAATAGGTCATTGCGGCCTACTGCTTTGGGTCGGCTTAATATTAACAAATAATAAGAATACGTCAAATTGATGATTTGCTACGTCTTGACACTAGATACAAAATAAGTCATCTTTATTACGCACACGTAACACCACTGATAGCGTATGGCTACGGAAATGATACGGGTTGATTCAGAAGTGATACAACAAGCACTCAAGAAAAAGCCCAACTACCTAACCAAGGCAGGCTATTTCAGCCTATTGATAGCTGAGTCTCTTGACAGCCCTATAACAATGAAGAGGCCTCCCGGCCGATATTCATATTCTTCTAATTCAAGTTCTTTTGAAGGATTAGGAAGAGAGTATGAGAGAAACCATAAGGAAACTTTTCTTACACCCGTTTCTGAAAACTTCGTTTGCCACGATCCTGAAAAGCACAAAGCATTTTTAAAAGAAACAAAAAAAACAGCAGCAAAAGATTCGCCAGCTTTTCAAATTTGGTGGGAAACCTATAACGCAGCTATTAGCAAGACTTCTAACCAGTCCAAAGCAAAAGCACGAACAGCGTGGAAAGAAGCTTTAAAAACTCAAACAGCAGAAAACCTCATAGAAGCCGCTAAAACAGCCGTAAAAGATCAAGCACGAAAGATTGGCAAGGACGAGTGGGTTGCACCCTTTCCTGACGCTCACAGATGGCTTAGAGACGAATGTTATACCGTATTCCTTGAACGTATTAAGCCTACGCAGGAAGAAAGGATCATTCCGGGGGTAACGGCGTTATGAATTATTCAAAGCTTTATGACCCTGAAAAGGCTGGAAATTATGTTTGGCCGATGACTGCTAAAAACGCAAAACCCGGACAACAAACCACATATCAATTAACGCTCGAACCATCCCCGAAAATGTGGGAAGAAAGGGGCTATGTCATGGCCGGAAATTATCAATTAGGAATGTATAGAAAAGAAGATGGAGTTTATATGACATTTTGCCCCGGTGTAGAAGGACTACGCCCCGGAAAATATATCCCTATCTTATCTAAAGAACAAATTAACGAGGCAAAAAGTAATTACGAAAGGGATAAAACTTACGCGAAATACGGAACAACATTTGAGGCTGTTATATGACATCTGGACTCTATAGAGTTGGGACACCAGAGAAAGCAAGAAAAATATTATCTAAGTTATTAAAAGATGGAAAAATTACCATTGAAGATTTAGATCAAGAATCACCTGGCGCTGCATATGTAAGAGAAATAGCAGATAAATATTACCCAGAAATAAAACTAAAACCTCACGTAAATTTGTTAAGAACTAATGAACCTGTACAAGAAATTAAAGTATCAGAAGAACGAGACTTTTCGCCTACCCCCAGATCCGAACCTTCTGTTTCGAGAGAAAGATCACCGTTACTTTTGCAAGATTCACAAGAGGATCGCGCCTTGGTCAATATCAACGATTTGCCGTGGTAGTTCTTCTTTGTGGGAGGGCAAAACAGCAGCGATGGAAAGAGGCGATATTATTCACCTTTGTTGGAATCGGTTTTTAGAAACAGGACACCCCGGAAATTCAGGCGCTTATTCTGATTGGGTTTCGATCTTAATTGATGACCCTTTATGGAAAAAGCTAAAACCTATTGCGCTTGAGCATGAACTCATAGAACGCACGTTTTTTATTGCCGGTAAATTAGACGGCCTTTTCTATAACAGCGAAACAGAAGAAATTATTCTGATTGATCTAAAAACATTTGAACAGGTCAAAGACGATAAAGGGGAATGGTCAAGATACAAAAAGGGAAGACATAGAAAACAGCTAGGCGGGTATGTGGATTTAATTCATATCAATTACCCGGATGTATCAGTTGACAAATGTATGGTTGTTCATTCGAGCCAAAGGGGTGTTTTTTATGAAACTTACCCAGATGTTGAACGTTGTAGAGCTGAGTATCAATTAGCCCGTTCAGCCTTTATCGACAAACAAAGAAAATCACACCCTTTTTAAAATGAACCAAATTTCTTTATTCGATCAAACTGCCCCACATAACAGAACAGAAACTTCTATTGAGGCAGCTATTGAAATTCAAGAGCATATAGGCCCATTACAAGAATTGGTATTAAATGCCATAAATAAATCAAGTAATGGAATGACAAGGGATGAACTATCGCTTGAACTTAAAATCCCAACTGCCACAATTTGCGGGCGCTGTAATGAGCTTGTAAAGATGGGAAAAATTAGCCCTATGTTCAAATTAAACAAAAAAATAAAAAGAGCTACAAAGTCAGGTCGAAAGGCTGAGGTTTTATTCTCTTGCCTTAATACGCATGAGCAGGCTTGACAAGAGACAAGGGTCAACCCATTATGAAAACAATGAAACTAAAAAAATGTACGAACTCCAGAAAACCATTTGCCTTTTGGTATTATCTGCGCCTTTGCTTTATGGCGTTAATCATTTGGCCCATCGTGTTAATACTTACGATCATCCGACGATTTTTACTATTAGTTCAAACGCTACGCCTGAGCAGGCCTATGGTAAGGGAACCTATCAGAACTATCAGGTTAGAAGCTATGGAAGATTTTGAAGAAGATGAAAAAAAAACTCAAGAGTGGTTGAAGAATTTCGATGATCCTTTGATCCTAAGTAATGCCCGTTACATAGCCGAGTACAACTTTCACTTGCTAAACGATAAAAACAACGAGCAAAACAATTTAACCGAATTTCCTGAAATTCCCTACGATGATCCACTTAGATAGCGACGTTTTAAATTCCCCCGAACGGATTCTTTTTGAATTAGCAAAAGTCAAAAAAAAGATCTATGAATTAACAGCATTAGAAGCAAGTTTGAAAGATGAATTGGAACAGCATCATAAAAATGGAACAATTAGAGGCATTTTTGAATCGGATGGAGTCAAGGCCAACCGATTACATACACAGCAAAAATATCTATTTTCAGAGGAATTAAGAAACAAAGAAGAACGATACAAGACAGAAATAGAAAATGCAAAAGAACTAGAAATTAAAGATAACAAGTGGACAAAAAAATTAGAAACAAATCCAATGTGGAGAATTACTTTTGACAAATAAAGAAAAGATAGAAGCCGCCGAAAAGCGAATTACTGAACTACAAACACTTATTCAACATTGGAGGAAAGATGAAGATAATTAGTGTTGATATTGTTGGTGTACCTGTCGCGCAGGGGAGCTTAAAACGTACTGCCTTTGGGGTGATTCATAGTAATGACAAACAGTTAAAAGCTTGGCGTGATTCAGTGATGTTTGAGCTGATAAACAAAAAGCCTGATGATTGGGATGTTGACGCGGCTTTTTCTGTTAGTTGTGAATTTCGTTTTATGCGTCCTAAATCTCACTATTCGACAAAAGGGAACGGGAAACTAAGGGCAGCAGCGCCAAAGTATAAAACGACTAAAACAGATGTTGATAAAAATCTAAGGGCAGTTTTCGACAGTATTGAACAATCAGGATTAGCAAGAAATGATAGCCAAATTGTTCACGCTGTTTGTAGTAAACGCTATTGCGAGACGGGGGAAAGTCCGGGGGCATCTATTACGCTAAGTAGTCAACCATGACGCTACGCCTTATTGACACCTTTTCAGGAATAGGAGGTTTTAGTTATGCCGCTGAAAAACTTGTTGGAGGATTTAAAACAGTTGCATTTGTCGAGTGTGAACCATTTTGTCAAAAGGTATTAAAAAAGCATTGGCCCCATGTCGAACAATTCCATGACATCAGAACCTACGACCCCGAACCATATTCAGCAGACGTTATTTGTGGGGGATTTCCTTGCCAAGACATCAGCCAAGCCGGATTGCAAGCCGGTATCACCAAAGAAACTAGGTCAGGCTTGTTTTTCCAGCTCATGCGAATCATTTGATTGGTTCGACCAAAATACATTGTCTTGGAAAACGTCGCAGCGATCCTTTTTAACGGGTTGGGAATCGTACTCGGAGAGCTGGCCCAGGCAGGGTATGACACAGAATACGCTTGCATACCAGCAAGTGCTTTGGGAGCCTGCCATAAAAGAGACAGATTTTGGCTTGTTGCCTACCCCAGTTGCCTCGGATTACAAAGGAAGATCAGGGCAGGGGTTTCAAGCCAGACATGGAGCCAAAAGGATAGCCGACGTCTTGACCCAAACTGGCGACGGTACAAGAGTAAACCCGTGTTGGACAGAGGAAGCGATGGGCTATCCGATTGGATACACAGAACTAAAGCATTAGGAAATAGCATTGTTCCTCAAGTTGCAGCGATACCACTACAAAGGGTTTTAGATTTAGAAAAACTTACTGTCTCTACTTAGACATAGTTGACAAGGGTCAACCCCTGTGTGTATAATAAAAGAGTCAATTCGACCCGTGGAGACACGGCCTATTAAATGACTTCTTCTTCTCTTTCTCAACTGCCATATCATCCTCTACTTAAAGAGGCTAAGCAAATGAGAGAAAGCTTAAACGAGACTCAAGGATTACAGGCCAAGTTAAACCGCCAAGAAAAAGTAAGCACATTTTTGTTTTACGCCTTTGCGATTTCTCTTTCAGCCGCCTTTATCTTTTAAGCAAATGATGACCTTTGAAAACTGGCTAGAAACCAGACAAGGCAAATTCTTTTCTAATCTGTCCTTAGACTCCGAGCAAAGCGAAAAAGCTAAAGAAGCGAAACAACTAGCTTTGCAACGTATTTTTCTCGTATGTAGAGAAAATCAATTCGATCCAATTCCCGGCGTCATGCTTGGTGAATATTGGAGACTCAAGAATAAGGATGGATCAATGAACATCCCAACTTAACCATTCATGGCGCCCCCTTCATAGGGGGTTTTTTATTCCTTCGCTTTTATATCAATGACCAATAATTTAACTTGGGTCGAAATTCCCCAGCTTCGTAAGGAATTGCATTGTTCTGACAAAGTTATCTATGCAGCTAAAAAATTAGGTCTTTTTAAACCCGGAGAACATTTTTATGCCCTCGGCAATATCTCTAAAGGTGGTAAACACATTTATTGTGTTGAACTTTGCCGCCAAGCTTTACTTGATGAAACCGCGAGAGTAGCCAAAGAAAGAAAAAAGAACTAACCAACGTCGGGGAGCCTGAAATCGGTACGTCTTAGGACGGCACGTCATAAATCAAGTTCTAGACCCCTTGATGAAAACAGGGCACGAATATGCACAAAAGCATTGGCGTGATCCATCCCCCGACATTTAATTAATGAACAAAAAATTTTTAATTATGCACTACTATCTAGTAATTGGTGTTGAGCGTTCACCTCATTCTCCTGATGATGATGGAGACAGTTACGATGCTTTTAAAGTGGCTGTTTCATCAGAAAAAGAATTAACATTTGAAGAGTTAAAAAAAGCTTTTGAGGAAGAAGTTGAAATACTTTGGAGTTTGATATTTGACGATCTTGAATTAGAAGAACAGAAAGAGTGGGTGTGGGGTGAGGGATATAAAAATGTTGATTATGTTTTGGTAAGTAGCGAACCTTTTCCAGAAGATGTTGACATTTTTGGAGTTGATCTGGCTGTCGATTATCTTGGTAGCTGAAAAATCGCTAATATTGTGGGCCAGCTAACCTTTCTCACTGGTGATGGGGACGAACACTCCAACTGCTGACCCATCCTAAAAATATCTCTATATTGACAATACGCAAGCGTAGTAAGTCTTATGCGTCGCTTTTTAGATTGGTTAGGCTCAGGTTTTGTTTATCGCAGTCCTACGAATCGTATAGAGGCATGGCGAAAAAATGCGATGTATATGTCTAGTCGTCAGCTAAGAGAATTAACAGGTTATTCAGCCCATTACTCTAAGGCAGTCATATTGAGTAGATATATCAATGAACAAATGGGACATATTAAGTAGAATAAATTTGTTGTTTACCCACTAATCAAGTATCAACAGTTAAGGAAGGGAAGGTCTGCCCTTTAACGGTCACACACGTTAGGGGGTTTTTTCTTGTCTACCGATTACGCCAATTTCTATTCCTACTAGGTTCTGAACGCGCTTGTTCCTTTTCTATAGCGTTTAGTCTATGAAAGATTTCGCGTATGTCTGATTGGCGTTTAGAGGATCTATTAGCTAAGACCATCAGAAGGGCGCTAACCATTGCACCAATTAACGCGGCATAAATTTCTGTCATTAATCAGCAAGTAATTTGTTCCACTTATTCCTAATTTCTATTTCTTTCCATAGTCCTGTAAACGTATTCGCATGAGGATGATCCGAATTGAAACGCCCATCTAAAAAATATAATTTTTCCATTAATTCAGTACGAGCGGCGTTCTCCCAAATTGATATGTGTTGACTCATCACTACAAGGCATTAGTTTATGTATGGTATATACGTCTGCATAGTAAGTAAAGGCTTATGACTGACAACAAACAAAATAGTCAACAAATAGATGTAAATAACGATGATGACGACATGCCTGAATATCAGGATATGATCTTATTTTATTTATCAAATGGGGTCAAAACGCTAGTGTTGGTGTGGAGTCTCAGTATTTTAAGCTTGGCGTACATCTCATTTCCACCAGTAATTAAAATAGGAAATATAGAATTTGAAATGCCTGATCAACGACCAGATACAAGTTTTGCGAGCGCGATGTTAGGAACGGTATTAACTAGCTATGGGTTGAATGTATCAAAGGGTGCATCAGCTAAAAAGAAAAACGGAGAGGGTGGAGGTTCAGGCGGTAATACTCATACAATTTATGTAAAGTATCCACCAACTGAAGTACAAGTCGTAACTAAAAAACCTGATTCACCTAAAAACACATGAAACGCCTACTAATCCCATTTCTGCTTTTTGCTGCTAGCCCTGCAAATGCCAATTTTATTCATCGCATAACTACATCAGGTCAAACGAGCCTTGATAATGCCTTTTCAACTTCTGTTCGTGGGCCGAGTACTTACAGCGCATCAGGCACAAACATTCAAGTTTCTAGCGCTAATGGTTCAACCTTTGGAGGGCTAAACGTACAGTCTGGAACGGCTCCGGCTGGCCATAAATTAGGAACGTACTCTATACACACTGAAGGGTCTGCATGGTCCTTCGTAGAGTCATTCCAATTAGGCGACGCTATACCCAGTGCAACGACCGTTTCTAATGGCACAGTTGGATCGTTGCCAGCATGGACCACAACCACGACAGGAGCCGGGGGCCATTCACCTGGATCTATTACATTAACGTCTGAACATTTAGTTACAGGAACAGGCGGCGGTCCGGGTAGTGATGTTGTCTTGCAGACTGTCTCTGAGTTGAGTGTACTTAAATAAGCTTTTAATTTTATTTCTGTTGCTAGGTGTTAAGGCAAAGGCAAATGTTGTCACGCCTCAGTTTTCTTCAGGCACTTTAAATAGTCGTCAAGAGGTTAAAACTGTAGTCGTGGAAAATATCGTATCAGTTGATTATACGAGTGGGTATCAATACACCGTTTCAGGGACAGGGATAGAGCCTGTTGATGGTGACATGATCAGCCCTAAAGCAACCTTATTAGATGCTCAGACAGTAGACGGGGTTACTTTTCAGTGGACAGGTATTGACGCTTCCACCAAGCCTGACTGGAAACTGACAACACCGGGCGGATCTTTTAATTTTTCTGAAAGCTTACTTTCTCCATCATTGTCGAATGTTACGAACATCAATAGAACAACGACTACTGAAAGCATCGTTGAGAGTGTGAGTGTTTTTCTTCAATGAAAAAATATTATTTAATACTCTTACTTTTAGCCTTTAATTGTAAACAAGTTAATGCCAACTCTACAGTTGTAGCATCCCCTTCCAGCTCCAGTCAGGGGTCAGTGGTTAACCAGGGAATACAAGTCCAGACTGGTTCTTTTATGTATCAAGAATTAGGTGACGGGATTAGATGCAGCGGCACAACATTAACAATTAACCCCTTTGTTGCAAATGTGAATAGTTGGAAAGATCCCTATGAACCTTATTACAACGAGAATATTTACGACGATTCAACTGATGGCGTCCCCGGATCCGTTCTTTATACAAAACCCGTACGAACGGGGCAACCTAAAAATAATTTATCTAGGAATTTTGGTATAACTGCGACTATCGCCATGCCGTTAGATAGGGAGGCTGTTAAACGATGCAAGCAAGCAATGAAAAAAAGAGTTGAATTTTTAGATATGGCCGTGAAAACAAAAAAATTAGATTATTCGCTCTCACGGCTCAAGCATTGCGCCACACAGAAAAAACTCGGCTATGTATTCGCAGAGGATAGCCCTAGCTTTGTTGTCTGTTCAGACGTTTTACTTACTACGCCTAGCGGGGTATTAATTCAACACAAGCACTCTATTTCTTCAGATCACGTTGAGCCTTCCGACGCTCAGACAAAGAAAGGGTCTTAGGTTTTTTACCACGTAAAGATAATATTTTCTTTGTTATTTTCTTGCTAAATGATTTCACTTGTCCTTTGATTTTGCCTTGTAAAAATTTCGCTAACGGTTGCCCAAAAGCCGTGACCATTACAACTGAAGTAGTAGCAATTAACGCAGTTGAAACCAAAGTTGTAGGAGGCGGAACGTATGAATTAATGACATCAAATAACGCTCTATCTTGATAAATTGTTTCGCATACTTCACCGTTTTTTTCATACCTTAAGACAATTTTGTTTGAAAGTTTAGAGGGTGCGCCGGGTGGAATTGATCCGGGCAAAGGACACGGTAAATCTAATTTTGCTTTTTGATTTAAATCAATACTTGATAGATCTGTATCAAAATCACTATTGCTAAAAGCTTCCTCGTTTTCTTCTTTTTGTGTCTCTTTTTCTCTTGATTCTTTTATTTCTGGAAGATTACTTATTTGTGGGGTTAATATTGCTTGTTCTTCAACTTCTTGTTCTTCTTCTTGACCTGAAAGATTATCTATACTAAACGAGGGCATTTCAAAGACAGGGCCATCACAAATTAAAATATTACCTTTTGGGTCTTTATCAATTAAGGCTTTATTTCTAACAGTCCTAGTCCTTACGCAACCGGGCATCCTTATAGCGGGGAATCCTTCAAAACGTATTTGATTTATTAATGATGGGATTATCGGATTACTTATAGTCTGATCAACGGACCATGTAGGAACTTCTCTTATTTTTATTTCTCGGATCTCTGCCACTAATTAACAATCAGATAAATCTTTTCCCAAGCTAGAACCAATATCTTGCCCGATTTTTTGCGCTCTATTTCTTGCAAAAGGCTCTAATAAAAATCCTATTATAGGTACATTTGAAAGCCTGCTTGCCCCTGCCGCTGTTGTTAATCCTGACGCAACTAGACCACCATTATTTTTACCTGTAATAGCAGCTTCTAAACATTTCATATCTATCTCTTTTGTTTTCTCTGTAGGAACGTGGGGGATATATTCACGCCTCACATAACTGACATCTTCTTTCCCGTTCCATTTGGTTTTTGTCGTATCGCTACTGAATAACACAGTCTTGGGTTGGTGCATATTATGAGTGATTGTTAGATCTAATTTTTCCCCGTCTTTGCTCTCTTTGCTGTATCGCATTTGTGAGGCACTGTTTTCTGTTGTATTTAATCTTGCCAAATCGAAAGGGACAGAGCTACTTGACCTTGATAACAAGGATAACGAAAAGAAATTAGACCCTATTAAGCCGAGACCTAAAAGGGCGCTTAAATATGGAAACTCAGAACGGTAGTAAGACATTTCCCGTAGACGAAGGAACGCTTATCTTTGGCATTGCTTCTTTCACAAGAGAAGGTAACTGCTTCTGAACTTCACCCATTATGACTCCTGTAATTTTGCCACGATTGAAGAAGGCAAACGTACCACCCCCAATGGTTAGCAAGAGAAAAACAGTATTGATGTAAGTAAGAATTTTAATCATTTGCTATCCCTGCTTCTCTGTCAATTTCAGCTATTAGTTCATTATTAATTGCTTTAATCCTTTCACTCTTTGGTAATAACTCTTCTTGTGCCTTTGTTTGTATAGCTTGAATTTCTTCATTAGCACTTACTATTTCAGGCCTTTCCTGTATTGCTTTTATTTCTGCATTAGCATTAGTTTCAATTGCTTTCGCCTCTTCTAATAAAGCTTTTTTCTCATTAACTAAGTTTTGGTCAGCCATTGATTTTTATTAACTACGTCTAAGTATAGAGTCAACCCTTGATCTGTCAAAGTAGTAATCACGTCTAAAAGTCGCAACCGGTTTATACTCCCTGACTTGCTCAGCAAGCTTTTAATCAATTTTTCTAGCTCCACCACTAAAACCCTCATTACTACCACCAGTTCCATCTTTAACATTTGGTAAGTCTGTTATGACTGCATACGTAGAATCATCTGATTCATCAACTGAATTAGCATTATAGTTAAAACTACCTTTCCAACGACTCGATTGTGTTCCAGTTCCTCCGTTTCCGAAATCGCTGTTAGATGCACTTGCACTAGTAAGACCTGCCCCTAAATCACTAATAATTATTTGATAATCGTTAGTTGATGTGCCATCACCGTAAGTTCCATTAGTGGGACCATTAACAGCATCAAAAACCATAAGCATGCCTTGATGTGGATCTTCAATAATATCTATCCCGACATATAATTTACCGTCTTTTTCAATAGAACTAACTCCACGGGCATCCACGGTCGAACCCGCTTTTTGAACCTTAATATCTTTAACCCAATCATGACTCTTAGTACTAGCATCAAACTGAGTTCTTCCAACAACAGCATGTCTATCAAAATTACTTGAAGCAGTATCCCTTTGCCCAGCCCAATAAACTCTACTATCATTTTGACTGTAATTTATATCATTTAAATACATTGAATAGTCTGTTCTCCAAGAAGCATCAGTATTACTGCCACTAGATAACACCACTCGCGCAACAGCTATAGCCGCTCGACCTGAATACTGATAGCTTGCAGCTTGAATTATAGTACTACTGTCTACATGTGTAACTTTGTGGCTGTGTGCGGCCGTGTAAGGACTGTTAGGAAAAGTGTTTTCTAGTCTTCTCCAATATTCAGAGCCATTTCCTCCAAAATTACCACCTGAAGCTGCTGAACCTGCCATCCAATTTATATAGCCATCAAGTGCAATGCAGATGTAACCTGTCGTCCCTGAAGGCCAATAAAGACTTGAACTATTGGAAGGCTGAAAAGTTTCAGCAAAGCTAGAACCGCTTAATGTATAACTACTGTAACCAGTATGGCTTGAACCAATATTAGAGCCATCTGAGGCTTTTTGTGCCAATAGAAAACCTACATCATGATTGCCATAAGTCTCTATTTTTACTTCGCCTAATTGAACACCAGTATCTACAAAATAATCAAGACTACTATTTTCTGGACAATGAATAAGACCACCCCCTAGATTATTTACATGGCCAGCACTTTCCGCTGATCTAAAATACCCTGATACTGTGTCATTAGTGCTGTTCCAATTGTTTCTGATTCCGTCATAAGCATCTTGTCTTCTAGCCCATTGTTCAGAACCATCAGAGCTGCTAAGGGCTACATGAACTAAATCTCCATAAACTTGGTTCCAACTATAAACATCTAATACAGAACAGATAATATATCCGTTGTATGGAGACCAAACGATGCCACTACACCATTTTGTGTTGGACTGTTCTGATGTTGGAGATTGAACAGACCCAGAAGCTACTTTAGCCGAAACCATAATTTGTTTAACCCATTTAACTGCTCCAAACTTGTCGTGCTTAGTAACGACACATCCTCCATATAGCCACTTCGCCCATGCTGTATAAATATTGCCATCATCATCAATCGTTATATTTTTTACGATTCTTAGACCAGTGGCACTAGCGGAATTACTAGGAGAGCCTTTTGCCATAGTCCACCAATACTCATCCCCTCCTAAACTGGCACCTAAAAACATTTGTTGAATAGGCATAATTAATCTCCGTGTTGTGTGTTAATTAATAGGTACATTTATGACAACCCCGCACCTGAGATGTAGCCAATACTTGCACTAGCAAACCAGATAGTAGCCATGCCTCTAGCGGCAAGCGTACGATTCGCATCTGTAGCATCGGCAGAATTGTATAAAGTCAAGCCACTGCCTTTAGTAATTGTTTGATCTGACCCACTGTTATTAATAATCGTCACTGCATCACCAGCAGAAAATACTGAGTTATTAATAGTTACTCCACCAGTTGATATATAAATCGCTTTACCTGCATCCGCAGCAGTTGCTACATGTGCTGACGACTGAGAATTAGCAGGTATAGATCTTAAATTTCCTTTGTCATCTGTTACCGTTCCTGTTACCGTAACACCCGTACTCGTCGTCTCTAGCTTAGGAGTCGTACCACCGTTCCAATAGAGTTCTACGGCTCCGTCAGATATAAACTTAGCTATATTTTCATTAGTAGTCTCATCTTGGAATATAATACTAGGTGCTTGTATATAAACAGCATCAGTAGTATCTTTAATTATTAAGTTTCCAGTAGTGTTTGATATATATGAATTATTTCCATCATGGTATGCAGTTAAAGCGTTGCCAGATCCCAGAACTAGAGTCGCATTGTTTTGATTAGCTACTATATTACCAGTGACATAAAGGCCACCTGAATAAGTTTCCAGCTTCTTACTGTTTGTATTTGGATGATAAAGTTCTACGCCTCCGTTAGCTTTTATATCTATACCAGGTTCAGTCTCTGTAGCATTTAGAGTGAGACTTCCAGTCTTATTTATAATCTTGGCATTATTCCCGTCATGGTATATCTGGAGGTCTGAATCTGTGCCTAAAAATAATTTCTTACTATCTTTAAGAAAAACTCCATTAAAGAAAGCATCATTAAACTGTAAAGAACTAGAGCCTAAATCTCTAGACGAGTCCGCATCTGGGAGAATATTACCTGTAACCGTAATGCCACTACTAGTAGTTTCGAGCTTAGGGGTTGAGCCACCGTCGTAATAGAGTTCTACGCCTCCATTCGCTCTGGCATAAACCGCTGCTTCAGTATCATTAACTTGCATAAAAATATTATTAGTATTTTTTACATACAAGTCTCCTTCAGTGTTAGCGATTATTGAATTTGTACCCGCGTGGTAGAGCTGGAGGTCTGAATCTGTGCCAAATATTGCTTTTGCATTATCAGCAAATTCAAGAGCGTTAGCTGACTTATCCCATACAAGGTTATAGCTTGCACCAGTAAAAGTGACATCACCAGCCGAGTAAGAAATATTATCTCCACTTGTTACCCATCCACCTGCAGGGTCTTCTGTCCAAGAAAGAACACCGCCTGTTGTACTTGCTAAGACCTGACCATTAGCACTTGGTAAAGAAGAAGGCAGGGTGTAACTGGTATCAGCCGCTAACGTATCTGGAGCTTGTAGAGAAACGAAATAAGAACCTTCGGCATCTGTTTCTGTAAACCTTATCTGCTTCGCATTATCAACAATTAAGTTTCCTGTTAACGTTCCACCACTTAAAGGCAATGCTGCATCGGCTGTATTTTGTGCCGCGTCAGCCGCGTCTTTGCAGATTTTAATTGCAGCCGGGGTAGCTGCTTTGGTTGCTGATGTTGATGTTGTTGCACTTGATAACTGAACACATCCGGCCTGAGAGACACTAGCCTGATCAATTTTTGATGCTGCAATTCCAGCGCTATCGTTAATGTCCAGATTGCTTATAGAACCTGCCACATATGAAAACGCACCCGCTGATGAAAGGGCAATATCGCCAGAAACTGTCACCGCTGAAATCGTTCCTGTTGACGCCGCACCTACTAAAATTTGCCCTGCTGAAACCGCTGCTAGTTTTGAAAGCGCGATTGCTGCATTTGCCGCGATGTTCGCATTAACTAAGCTTGCATCAACCATTGTTGACGTCACAGTGTTTTGATCCGAAGTCGTGATTAAAGTTCCTGAAATGTTCGGTAACAGAATTGTTTTGTCCGAGCTAGTTGGGTTGACTGTTCCGAGAAAAGTCTCAAACTCATCATCAGCAGACCCCTCAAAGGCTAAAGATCCTGTATGAGTAATACGCAAAAGACCAGACATTTCACCGCCTGTTTTTCTGATCTTGTTTGTTTGTAGATTCTCTAAAGAAGTCTGAACCGAATTTGTTATGTCGTCACCCGTTGCACTTACTGAAACATTGCCTGCGGAGGTCGCTGCGATAGCGCTTGAAACATCTACATGTTGCCATGCTGTCCCGTCACTCAATAAATAATCAGGAGCATTAAGAGTTACGGCGGGGGCATTGCCTGAACCTGTACCCGTATCATCTACTACAACATATCCTCTACGGTTTGTGCTTGAGGCATTAGGTAATGCGTTGTTTACTGTAAGCCCTGCGGCTGAACCTGATGTCGTGATGCTAGAAACTGTGTTATCACTCGCAGAATAGAGACCGAGAAACACTAATTCACCCGCTGTAATCGTTACAGGTGTCCAACTCGACCCCGTCCATATATACTCGTCAGAATTGAACTCGTCCCAGAATCGCTGCCCTTTAAAATCTCCCGCGCTTGGGAATGTAGTAATTTGAGACGTACTACCAGGGCCACCAAAGATAGTGGTTGAAGAATCTGAAAGTTTCACTCCTGAAATTGTATTTGTTCCAATTCTCCCCGCGTCGATTGTCCCACTAGTTAAAACTGCGGCGCTTATATTGGGTATATCACTAGCTTCAATGGTTCCGGCTGATGTAACCAATCCTTGATCACTTACGTTAAACTTAGTAAACCCTGTTCCGGCTGTAACTCCTGAAAGACCAATTGTTAAAACTCCATTCCCATCGACGGCTAGAGGGCTAGACGTGCTTGGTACCTTAATCCCACCTACTTCTGTAGTGCTCGAAACAGGAAGGGAAGCACTAGGAACCGTTGCACTAACTGAAAGTACTTGACCAAAGGCATTAACATTTATCCCGCGAGTATTAAAGGCGGTAACAGTCGTTGCAAGTGAAAGGTCGCCGGAACCTGAAACAGATAACCCGCCTGAACTTGGAACCTTAACAACACCAATAGCCGAGGCAGTAGCTACAACGCCAGAGAGGTCATTGGCTTGAATCGCAGTAATACCAGTACATATGCCTTGGTTCGAGAATGTCAGGCCAAGGGAAGTCGCCCCGGTAATTGTGTTATTGATTGAAAGAACATTGCTATTTATAGCTAAGCCATTTCCAACCGTTGATGCATTTAGCTTGCTTGCCGTAACACTTCCATCGCGTAATTTTGTAGCCCCGTCTATACCTGTTGTGCTACTGCTACTTGTCTCAATCTTGTCATTTACTATGGCGCCATCTTGTACTGAATTTGTATCTACGGCGTTGTTAGCTAATTCTGAAGCCCCTACGCAATTTGCTCCGAGCTGAGTAGAAGTCAAACTATTTGCAACCAATTTCGATGCGTCAATACTTCCGGCAAGTTGACCGTTCGTGATGGTGCCTACCAGATTGGTCGTTTTGTACCCTGTACTATCTTGGAGGTCAAAGGCTGGATGAGGATCACTTGCGCCTAAAGCCAGAGAAATCCCCCCGAAACTAACAGAACTATTTGATAATTTTGCATTTTCTATTGAACCCGCTAACTGCGCGTTTGTGATGCTACCTACTAAATTTGTGGTCTTGTAATTTGTGCTGTCGGTTAAATCAAAGGCGGGGGTCGCGTCGGAATTGCCCAAAGAAACAGAAATCCCACCGAACGAAACAGAAGAATTTGCAAGCTTACTATTATCAATCGATCCCGCAAGTTGACTATTTGAAATACTGCCTGTTAAAGCCGAGGCAGGGTACCCAGTAGCGTCTTGAAGGTTAAAGCTAGGCGTTAAATCCTGCGCCCCCAGCGAAACAGAAACGCCGCCGAAATTAACAGAAGAAGAAACTAACTTCGCATTTGTTACCGTTCCATCTGTTAACGATGCCCCTGAATATCCCGCCCCTACTTTTGATGCTGCTAAACCACCTGTTCCAATATTTGCCGCTATCGCTGTTGCTAAATTCGTCGTGGTTATCTTCCTCGTTTCGGCAGCGGTTGTATTAACTATCGCGAATGGAAAAGTCCCTAAAACTGTCCCGGTCTCCTCATGTAATTGCGAAATCTGTAGGTCAGCCATCTTTTACTCTTAATACCTTTGCTTACATATTAACTGCCATAAGCATACTTAGAACTATTACCCTTCATCTTCTAAGAAAATCTTGTCGCCTGATTCTTGCAATATAAAGTCGGTATCTTCTTTTAATAAGTATCCCGGTACGGTTCCGACTCTCATCTCAAATTGTCCAGAGGTAATAAAAGAAATATTTGTCTCGACTATTTGTGATGGTTCTACATTTATGCCGCAATTTGTGATGATAGCGTCGGCCTCATACCAACAATTATTATTTGATGTCCCTGATTCTCTGTATATGAAAAATCGCCCTTTAAATTCTGACCCCATATTTAACCTCATTAAAAGTCTTGCTAAATAAACTGAAAATTCTTGGTTATATGTAAAACCTGGATCTGTAGCCACATATCTATGTTCAAAATCTGCGCTAATTTCACCTTGTCCTTGTATACGTCCAGCTTTATACATTTGCTGAAATTCATCACCTAATAAATCGACGTTTATAGTTTCCCTTGTTGTTGAAAAATCAAAACTTCTTATTCTTCCTAATGGTCTGAAGCTTGCGTCGTTGGTTTCAATAATAATATCTTTTGTCGATGGCGGTGCGGTTAGTGTTAAAGCATTTGTTAATCCTCCCTCTACTGCATGTACAAATGAATCATATAAACGACACCCACCAATATCATCAACTCTTACATACCCCGCCCATTCGGCGCCACTATGTCCAGAAATAAGGCCTAAAGCCGTTGTCCCATCAGCAGATTTAATTGTTACTTTATCCCCTGTAATTAAACTACCTAACATATTTTCAACACCGAAACGCTTTCTAGCTGTATTAACACCACTAGAAGTTAATGACGTCCGAAAATAATGACTAGACGATCTTTTTAATTCTATATATCCAGTTTGTCCAGTATAAACAGGCATTTACACGCTCACCTGAGTAGGCGCTCCATTAACAGTGAATGATCCTGACGCTGTGAATATTTCCCCTTGCGAGCACGTAATAGACATTGAAGTAAATAAAACTTTTACCGTGATGTATTGCAACGATCCAACGTAATTTTTAAAGCCTAGTTTTAATGTTGATTCGCCTTGTTCTGCTGCAACGCCCCCCTCTGTTGATGTTGTTCTTGCCTTAAATATTTTATTAATTAATGTCTTTGCGTCTGATTCTCCAGTGTTATCAGAATAATACGCTATTTCGCAATTTCCAGACATTGAACGTACTCCCTCCTTAAATGTTCGGTCAGTGTCTCCCAGAAAGGTCGTGTCAATAATGTCTTGCGATGCGTTAAGACTCCATGATTTAACACGGGCTGCCGCTGTCCCGCTGTTGTCAATAAATAACTGACCGTCTTTACCTGATGAATACGCCAATTGCTTTTTACCAATTCATTAAGCTTATTGTAATGCTATTAGGCCTAAGCAGAAAAAGTAATTAAAAATTAAGTTCCATCCATACAAGCAACAAACGAACAAGAGACATTACTGACGCCGGGATAGGTGCCGCTTGATACTTGGGGCGCTTTTGCATATCGCCAACGCAAACCAGAATTAGACTCCCTTATATATTTTGTTGATAAATCGCTTGTTGTTGGTTCGATACCTTTTAAAACATCAGTTCCATTAAAATTTAAGTAATCCCAATCGCTATTAATATTTTCGTAACTAGCCAAAATCTGAGCTGCTTGATTATCAGTGATGTTCTTAAACGATAGGGAAAGGGAAGCGTTGACCCTTTTATTGCCATAACGTAAAACAGTCTTGGCACCGTTTTGTGCTTCAAAAACTGTTTGAGGAAATTCGCCGGGTGAATAGTTCCGACTTGTTGGCGTTATACCTACAGGGAAACTTATTTGTGCCATTTAAGTAAAATCTCTATCTGTCCAGTCTAAAACAGCTAACTTCCCTGCGCTTGTTAAAGGAACAAAAGAACCAGCTAATTCAATTAGTCCATCTTCTCCATAAGTTAACGATTCAATTTTATAGATCCGATCAGATGCGTTGCTTTGCGCTTTTGTGAATACACTTCCTCTTATACCTGATGGGCCTGTTGCCTTTGTTCCTGATATAGAAATTGAGCCAGATTGAACCTCCCCATTTCGAGCATCATCATTTGGATTCCAATAATAAATACTATCACCGTTACTAATAGAAGTTTGACTTTGAATTGTGCCATCAGGTAAGACGATGCCATTTGAGAATCTACTGGTGTGCGTCACTTCCGAGTAGATCCTAAACATATCGCCGGGTGATAAACCTATTACCGACTGAGGCGCACACTGGAATGTAATTCCATGATCAACTAATTGTCTTGTCCTTAAGGCGTATTTTGCGAATTGAGTCGCGTGAACAGAGGATGTTAGCCAACCTGACAAGTCGAATGTTTCAACAGGATCTTGATCAGAACCCCTTTGCCAAGAATTATCAGATTGAGTGTTATTAAGACGTAGTGAAATTAATTTATTCTTTGCGAATCCGTTGGTTTCCTCTACTCGATATATAACGTTAGCTCTAAACGGTTTGCGTTCCTCTGTACTAAGGAAACTGCATTTAAGATCCTTAACGTTGCCGTCTGTAAATAGCGCTTTGATCTTTAAATTTGTTCCTTGAGGTGATGCAAACGTTGCACCCCTAACCATTTGATAATTATTTAAGTTATAAGGAACATTTGGCACTAATGAAAACTTTCCACCTTTAACAACAAAATCCAAGAAACAAGTTGATGCTTGTTGGAAAATCCATTCACGTAAGTTTTGCGAATCAGTAATTACCCCATCCCAATAAAATCCGTTTGCGTGGCAGAACTTAGCCGCTGTTCTCATTTCTTCCCTATCAACTGCCTCTGTCCCGATCAAATTTCCACACCCAATAGTGCTATCGGTCAATAAGCTATATACAATTTCAGGAAGATTATTCGTTGAATCTCTGTAATTACTAGCTGTATTTCCATTGTTATAAATTAATCTTTCAACCTTAATTCCTTTCTTTATATATGCACTAAACGAACTAAAACTTGACCACTCTTTAGCACTATTAAGCCTTAACCCTGCAACTGCTAATTTGTCATATTGCATCCCTGAAGTAACTAGCATTTCATTTACATAACAAACTTGGTGCTCAGGATTATCTAAATGGCTTGATCTCTCCCCATCGTACAAAACAAAATCTGCAACAGCATCATAAGGGTTTAAATTTCGACCAATGCTATTACCAGTTTTCTCGGGCCATGCACCATTATTAACAAGACTTCCACTTCTATTAATGACACTTGTAATTCCCAGATGAAATCTTCTATTGGGATTCGTAGGCGTTGGCGAATTGATAAAAATAGTATTCCCTACGGAATAACCTTGCCCCCCATTTTTGACAGTCCATACCGATGAATAAATTGGGGCGTTATTAAATACTTTGACTTCTAAAGTTAGGCCTGTGGCACCTGCTGAAACTATATGAGGTGTAGCCGTTGTTTCTGTCGCTGGCTGAAAAAGGATGGCGGAATTTTCTTCTTTTGTATATCTTCTTATTTGATATTTATCATTACTTTGATAACTTCCGGGCCCATACCAAAAGCCATCAGGGGCTTGAAATGCCCATTCTGTATTATTAGCAAAACTTGATTGTGTCGGTGGTTCAGTCAGTCCTGATCTATAAATAATACGGTCATTGTCCCAGTAATAACTAATAGCCCCATCAAAATCATTATCATTATCAAATTCAATTTCTATGTAATATGTATCATCTTCCCAATCATCTTCAAATTTAGTTTCTTGTAATACAAATTGTGTTGAGTCAGGTAATGTCCCATATCTATCATTGTGCATTGAGGTAACTGTGCCGCCTGCTGTGGGAACTCCGCCCGAATCGCCTAAATAATATTCAGGGTTTGACATATAATTGGCCGTTAATTGAACTAATCGACCCGGATAAACAACACTGATAGAACGACCGTTTAGACTTGAATAAATTGTATCTAAGACAGGAATATCAGAATTATTAGCAGTGTGATTATGTATTAAACGTACTGTCTGATTCTCATACCTTTGTTTAGCTAAATTACCGGGATAAGGAACAAGCCGAAATTCAAGTTGGTTAGGATATAAATTTTGGTGATTAATCCTAATAAAATTATATAAAGGTAAAGGGTTATTATTTTTAACTAAAAAAGGTTTACCGCCATCGATTGACTGCCAAGAATTTGTACCACCTGCGACCCTTGCAAATAACCTAAAGAAACTTAAACGATGAATATATTTGTTGATTGTTCCTAGTTGAATACTTCCATTTTCTTGCTCATAGTCGTAAATCGTTCCAACCTCGGCAGCATAATCAATTGCTCCGGGGTGACTGTTGGCATTTGGGAAACCTGTTATTTGTCTCCAAACTGTTGATTTGAGTCCTATTTCTGTTACTTGACAACTTGCGTTATTAGCTACTGATGCAATAGCGCATCGTTGAAGAGTCAGATTTTCATAAGGTCGTTTAACCTGTGTACCTATTTGAGAGTTCCAATAAATATCACCGCTTTCAATTACTTCTAGATCAGCAACGCAAGTTGAACCAACTTTCCATAAACCCTCCGAATTTCCATCCCGATAGATTTTTTTAGTACAAACGGCAATCGCTGAACCAACTAAATAAATATCACCGACATTAATATTATTATCAATATTTTCTCTACCTGAATTAACAGAATTTCTTACGTCTTCCAATCCCCAAGGTTCGAAAGTATCTCCCCAACCACTAGTAACATCATTACCGAAAATTGCATACTGAAGTCTAGAACCTTTATTACCTCCATTACTTGCGTAAGTGATACCACATAGACGAGTGAAAGAGGTTTGTAGCTTTAATCTTTTTTTATCAATATCGATTTTTAAACTATCTTTTACATCCTTACCTTTTAGTACTAGTTCGTAAGGAACCCTGAACATCATGCCGTTAGGCATTGGAGCAAAGGCGCCAAATTGCACGTTTGTTTGTGGTGTCCTAGTTCCACTAAATACATCATTTTTATATGTAGCACTGTTATCCCAATAAACAGAAAAAGCATCATTATTTGGCCAATTCGCTAATGTTCCCTCTGAATATCTTTCGCTACCGTTCTCCCTTGCTCTTCCCCCGTTTACTTTTACATATAATGCGATCTTTGCATTAACGTAATTTTTTAAAGTTGAATCACCAATTGCGAAACCTGAAAAATCTGGGGCCGCTCCTAAATCAGCGGAGGCTAATAAAAATATTGCTCTTAATTGTTGACTAGCTCCAAGGCTTCGCATTTGACTCCACAGGAGCTTTGTATTTACCCTTACGCCACCTGCTGAATTTACATCTGTATTAGAAAAACAAAGGGGTATAGTTTCGCCAATAGAAGCTAAATTTTGAACAGAACTGAAATTTGACGTTGGAGCAAATCTTCTTTCATTTGAGACATCTTCCGTTACTAAACTAGGTGGTTTTTTGGGCGCCCTAGGCTTTGGCGCCATCTTTTGCTGTATATAACCAACGACAAGCGCGATAGCAAAGTTAATAACATATTGTTGATTTTGTATGTCTGGAATTAATTCGTAGCCTTTTGGTCTTTTCCCGTTTTGACTTTCTGTTTTATCTACAAAATACCAATATTCCTCCTCGCTTAAATTTAAAGTCTGTATTAACTCTAATTCGACGGGCAATAAAGTTCTTCGACCTGTAGGAAGTCTAGGGGAGACCATCTCACTTCTGTCTCGTTGCAACTTAACCATCCTTGTTCAAAAAAAACAACTAAGCAATAAGCCTGCTTAGATTTAGCAAGGCCAACTGTTCCTATCTTAGGGGTCTTTGTTCTAGTTCCCCATAGTTCTAATTGTTCTTTGAATATTGAATAATCTTTTTTTCTAAGTCGTCTATACCAATCTCTTGTTGGTTCAGGGCTATCGATTCCGTAATGCTTTAAAACCGTTCTTGCAAGGCTTAAACAATCTGTTTTTCCGTGTTTAACAGGATCAGCGCCCAACCTAAAAGGCATACCAATTAACTGGAAAGGATTCACAAGTTTTGGATATTGCTACTAGATGGCAAAGCACCCACCATCGTCGTCGTTAGCGTCCTGGTTGGGGCATTACTTCCAACGCTATCGATTGCACTTGAAAGTTCCACAGTGATCGTTTCACTATCATAGGCAATAGAGGCAGCGAGCCAACTTTCATCGGTTAATGTTCTTTTATGTGCAAAGCTAGAAGGATCAACAACACAAACTGCAACTCTAATAAACCACTGTCTTTCTACTGCTTGTTTTGCGTGATTCATTGCTAAAATATTATTTGCAAGTATTAAACTAGCTGACAAATTATCGCCTGTTCGTGTTCTACTAGCACCGCTAAATATGAACGGTAAGTAATAATAATTTTGACCACCAAAACTTATATGATTTCCTGACTGTCTTCTATAATCATTAGTTGCATAATTTTCTGAACGGCTGTAATCAGTATTTTGTGCCGTTGTCTCGTTTGTTGTTAACGGGCTAAATGCTTCACGCTTTCCGTTTTGATAACGCATATTAGAAACAACGCTACCATTCCTATTTTTTATTTCGATAAATGTTGTTAATGCTGTGAGGCTCATAATCCAACCATTGCTCTTTGACTACGTGAATTTTTTAGGGTCTTCATTGTTCTTGCTTCCCCTGCGTTTGCGGCTGCTGAAATAATCCCACCTACATCTGATTGTTTAACGTA